AGTTTCAACATCAAAATTAGGACCTCGTAATTCAATTATATTATCTACAACTCTAATATTATTTTTTATTGATATAATATCCGCAACTGAATCAGCAACTTCATCTATAATCCATCCACGTGTGCGCTCTGTAATTCTTGGTGGTAAAGGGTCATATAATTTTACTGCCAAACGAATTGTAATATCACTAAATGCAGATGCACCAGTAAGGTCAGGTAATAAATTAGCATTGACAATTCTATATATTTCATTGTTTCCAAAATTTATAGCCGGCTCTGCTATGTTTGGCAAAAGTCTTGCAAATGCTAAAAATCTATCACGAGCCTTTTCCGGAGAAATATTTTCTATATTATATTCAAGTAATAATTCACGTCTATCCGGAGAAATTTCTTTTAAGAAAACAGACGGATTGTTTTGGGTACCAAAAATTGGATCGTATAAATTAACGACAGTATTAAACGTACCGCTTGTGATATCAGCTTCTTTTAAAACGTTTGCCCAATCAACATAAATACAATCAGCGTCTATTACATAAAATTTATCTGATAATTCACCACCAGTAATATATGTACTATCTGGACCTGGAGTATATAAATGCGCTTCTACCCATCCATTTTTAAGTAATACCGGACCAATACTTTTTACTATATTTCTTTCTTTTCTTGCCATTCGTTATCCTTTACCGCGGTGGTTTATATCCACCAGTAGGCCAATCATCTGGCGGATCAACTTCTATTTCCGGAGCCTCTACTGGTACATCACGCATTGGTTTTACTCCACCAGTTGGCCAATCTTCTGGTGGCTCCACTTCTATCTCTGGTATTTCCGGTTCAGGCCGTGGAGGCTTTATCCCACCAGTTGTAGCAGGTGGCGGAGGAGGCGGTGGTGGTGGTGGCGGTGGTGGCGTTACCGCTACCGGTACTTCAACTGGTACTTCGACTGGTACTTGTTGTATTACTACCGGTTTAGTAGGCCGCGTTTCAGGCCGCGGCGGAACAAAAAACTCTAATCTTGGATCTATATCACCGCCAATATATGTTTGTTCAAATGGATACTTCGCATATTCCAGTTTATCAATTGTAAACTGAGCAATATTTCTATTATTACGAGGTACTAATTTAAATTCTCGTTTATTCATTAACTACCTTAAAATAAAATTCATCAAACATTCGTATATCATTTGTCCGTTCACATTTCAATATTATTTTATAGTACCGTTCTGGTAAAAATGCATCCATTCTTAAATCAAAATAATTACCATTATCATCACTACTAATTTTTGTAGTAGAATCTGTCCAATTATTTGTAAATGGAATCATTGATTCATTTGTTTCATAATCAAAAATTGCATATGAACTTGATACTGGTAAAATTTGATCGGTTATATAAAATGATGATGTAGAATATGAACGAGTAGGAAATTCGGCCCTTACTCCAATTCTAAATCTTGCAATTTCTGATCTACGATATTCAGATTTAATATTTTTAAAATACGGAACAATTAATTCATCAGTTATTTCAGATAAACTACCAGTTGTATGATCATCAAAAGTTATTTCTAATTTAGGAACAAATATTGTATGAGATTCGCGTCCAAAGAATTTAATATCTCCAACCGGTTCCCCAGAAATTTCATCTGTTCTCGAACGTTTAATAATAAAACCATTATTTGTAATATCTTCATCTATCCAATGTTTAACGATATCTGTAACGTTCATTCGGATATCCGGGGACTCATTTTCAAAAGATTGTGACGCTTCATATGTAGAACCAGTTATCCACGTCCCACCTCCTAATGGACGTGTTACTCCTACACCATCATTTGCACTATGAGCTGAACCTGTATTCCATCGCGTTCCTTGATCTCTCGAATCTCTATAAAACCATGAAGCTCCGTCGGTATTTGTTGGTATATCATTTCTATATCCTTGACCATTAAACCAAGATTGAGATACTGGATATGCTTCTAAAGTATATTGTTGTAACACGTCTGTTGCATCAGATGCACGCAATGTTAAGATTGCTGACGCGGATGGAAATGAATTTCCAAGTGGAGGAATTGTTCCGTTTGATATAGCATTTTTTAATACAGTTAATTCTGATCCAAAATCTATTAATATTCTAGTATTAAATGTTTCACCACGCACTAAATCATCTACACGTGAACCAGATGCATTTTTTGTTAATTCTAATATCTGGTCAATCCCAGAATTTAGTTCCGGAAATCTTTCATATAATGTTGTATCTCTTTCTGCGTAAAATATTCTATACATTTATTTCCTTATGGTTTTATAATTCGTGCTCTAATATCATTATCTGGATATTTAATTTCAAATATACTAGGATCTAATGATGGATATAAAATATTATTTTTTATAGCTGTATCAACCGCGTATTTATTATTAGAATAACTACCACCTGATTTGCAATAAAACTTAAAGTTAATTATACTCTGTACGCCTTCTACTAAATCTAAAGCATTAACTAGAGATGATATATTAATAGGACCATTTATCTGCATTTTATTATTAGACATCATTTCTTTTAACTTTGCAATTGCTCTTAATAAAACTTCATTACTATTAAAATTTGGCCTAGGTATAATATCAAAATCTACGCCTAGATTAATTATAAACGCTGATTTTATATTAATGGCATCAGTTAACATACGATACTGAGATATATAAGTTCTTATATTCTCTTTAAGAGCTTGGTTACATGATGTAAATTGTTCATTTTCATCATATGATAACAAATACATGTTTAATGCGTACGGATTGTCAACAGTCTCACGAGGATATACCAGATCAGATGTATTAATTTGAGTATCACCTACAATATAAGCTTTGGCAACTGATCCAAATTTTGATGGCATTGCATATACACGCGCGATATAATCTTCACGCGTAATTGCTCTGTTTTGAGCTGCAAATGAAGCCATGGCATTCTGTCGTATACTTTCTATATCATCTTTTGTTTTACCTCCTAAAGCAGGTTCAGAATTTGTTACTGCAACAGATGCTTTAGAATCAGTTAAATCAACATTATTAATTTCATTAAGATATGTAACAGAACTAATAGATGATATTGAATTAACACTTACATTTTCTGTTATAGAACCACCTACTGTATATCGTATAGTTAATGTGGTATTCGAAGGTGCCAATCCATATGTACTAGTATATAAAAAGTTTGATGGATCAATTGTATCGGATGTTGTACGTCTTAAATATTCTAACCCTAATCCTACATTTTTAGGATTTGGAATAATTTCTTCATCCGCGTCAGAAGATACACCAGAACCAAATTGTATTTCCAAACGATTATCATCTCGTAATCTAGTAACAAACCGCCTAGGAGTTTTACGTAATTTTAATATATAAGGAACTGTAGATCGATGTATTGATAACTCAGGATCATTATAAGATATATTAGCAATATCTTCAAATGTAGTATCTTGTGCCAAATAATCAACTTCATTCCAAGTATTTCCAGCACTATCCTGAACACTAATTATACTAATTATATTTGTTTCTGGCAATGCAATTTTATCATATGGCTTTGGATCATTGAACGTAAATGTCAATTCTTTAATTTCTCCGGATTCTACAGTGGCTTGTTTTTTAAGTAGATAACGAGCAACATCTCCGCCGCCATCAATTTCATATACTGAAATATCCGGATCATCGTTAAAATCTATAGGTTCTAATGTTCTAAATTTAATTCCTTGCTCACTTACCACTTCCATATTAGCTGCAATAGACAATGCATAATCCATATCTGGTCGAGCGCCATCACCTGATCCCGATGCAATTACTAATTGAAATACATCTAATTTACATCTAGATGGTGAATTTAATTTTGGTTTGAAACCAAACAAATGTGACAATGCTAATATATTTGACGATTCTTCTGCAGAATTCAATAAACTTTCTCTAAAAGATGTATCAGCGTAATACGATAATACATCTCCTATAAATGAAGACATTTCTACAAACATCATACCAGGAGATGATTCATTAAAATCTTGATATGTATCGGGAAAATAATTTTTTGCAAAATTTATTAAATTTTGTCTAAATTGTGCAAAGTCTTTATTTAAATATTTAACATCTTTTTTAATTAAATCTGCCATACTTTAACCTTTATAATAATCCATCTGTTGATATAGGACGTAATTCTAAATCTGGCGTTGCATCTGTTACTATTAACGAATTTTCAGATGCTAACACATTGATTACTAAATTTGCTCCTATACTAGTAATTGTAAATGCAATTAGAATTGTAATAGTATGCATATCTTCGCTTGATGTTATTATAACATCATTAATTAAAATATATGGTAACCAATATTCAATATCATCTGTTAAAGTCTTTTTTAACGATGATCTTAAATCCAATGTATTATTTTCAAATAACTTGTCAAAAATATCAGTACCAAATAATGGTTGCATTACACGTTCACCTTTACGAGTTAATAGCAAATTTTTTAAATTTGAAATGACCTGTTCTTCCGTCGAATATGATTGAGCAAATAACTGTTTACCAGAAATACTTCCAGAAGCGTAATTTAAAGTGTCTGGTCTGGCATTAGACGAATTATTAAATGGTAATAATATACCAATTGCTTTATCCGGCGTTTCGTTAACTGGCTGATATCGATAAACAGGTCTTGCCATTATTTACCTTTCTTTTTATCAATTGCTTTCATTAACGCAGAATAATCTTTTGTCATTGCATTAACTGTAGTGGCCACTTTTTCATTATTCATATTAACTGATTCTCCATTAATGCCGGTCATAGGAGCAATTGCAGGAGAAGTTTCCATCCCAAAAGCTTGTGCCATTTCTGATTTGAAATTCATTGTATTCCAATCTGTCATTCCTGTAGATGATGGAGTAGCTGCTGTTTCATTTAATAAATCATTTAACATTGAATTTTTTGTGAATTGTTTTTTAGTACGAGTATTTGCCATCTCATTCATTTGTAATCCATGTGATATAACTTGTTTATGATCAGTCGCGTTTTCAGTTAATACATCGCGAACAGCTGTTCGCACTTCTTCACGAATAATCTTACGTAACAATTTTGTAAATGATTT